AAAGCCAGCAGCGATATAAGGTAAGAAAGGTCTTACCTCTTTAGGTATAATTTTCTTTGCTATTTTACGAACTGGTCTGAATGCTTTTTTAAAAAATCCCATAATGTATCTCTAATTAATGTAGTGAAATGCAAGGCTGCCACGCTTGATATATGCAGTATCGTGCATTTTACTTGTTTTTTTACTCTTCGTCAATCACTGATATTTGTGGCCGTACCTAAAGGTATTGACTCTACAGTTACATGAACATCTCTTCTGATGTGTTCAGATTTAGTAGAACTATTAGGATTTTGTACATCCTGCATAGCTTCTGCGTCTGACATGTATTCTTGACCTGTTTCAGTGTTTGTCAATGTTACTTCTGTTTTTGGTGTAATAATTGGTATTCTTTTACCATCTACTATCTCATACCTTACAGAAGCTTCTGTTTCTACAAATGACATTATCTGTCCTCCCTATTTATTTCTAATATTGATGCAATAACATCTACATTACCGCTGCTTGCCTGCACTTTTAATATTTCACTTTCCTCCATAATTAAAGGTTCTGTTAATACTTGTTCCTTTAAACCAGAAGTTAAACTAACATCATTATCAATTACAAAAGCTGTGCCTGCTGCATTAGTTAAAGTTACTTTTACAGCTGCTGAACCCGCAGCGTCTTCTGCTACATTTATAGATTTAACAATTGCTCTTGCATTAGAGGGCACTGTGTATAATGTAGTTAGATCTGTGTTTGTTAAACTTGCTTTTTTATTTAAATATATATTTGCCATTAGCCTAGTCCTAACCAAGTAAATCGTTCTTGGTCTTCTTTTTGTTGTCTTAAAAATGTAGAGTTTAATTGTTCTACTACAGAAGCCAAAGCTCTGTTAATTTGTCTTTGGTTGTCTTCTGTGTATTCTTTTTTTGGTTCTGGTAATCTTACTACTATTTTTGCCATTATCTTCTTCCATCTGGTTGTAGATCGGCTTGGAATGTACCAAATCTCCAAGACTCACCTGCACCTGTATTTTCTATTTTTAAATTTGCATATCGTCCTCTAGCTCTTGTGTCTACTTTTGTAGTTGCAGATGTAATTGTAAAAGGACTTAATGTTGTAGCTGTTACATCTTCTGATGGATAATCAGAAACAGATATAGTCACTTGATTATTACCGGTCAATACTTTGAAGTTTGGTAAAAATCTACGCATAGCCAAAAAGTATTCTCCAATACCCTGGTCTGTTTGTAAAGCAAAATTGTATGATTGTATAAAAGATAATAAAGCTGTTGTGCTACCATCTGGGTTAACTTGATCTGTGCCTATTTCATGTTCAAAGAAAACACTTTGACCTAATCCTGTTTCACCTACAATGGCAGGAAAAGTTCCTGTACCTGTGCTGTTGTAAGCTGTTGCATAAGGCTTAGGATAAACAAGAGAGTCAATCCAAGTTGTTCTGTTAAAATTAGTATTTGTATTATTATACCAGTTACCCATTTCACCTGGTGGTGCTTTTGCACCATAGTTATAAATTACTGATCTATCATTAAACGTAGCGGTTGATGATGGATACCACCATAAAACTTCTGTAAACAAATTATTTATACCTGCACAGATTTGTTGACCTTTTGTTGTATCAATATTATCGTAAACAAAATCTTCTACTGAACATGGCAATGAGTTTACTGTACCATCAAAAGAGAAGAAACCATTGTTAGACATCCAGTATGCAACACCATCTATTTCTACGGCTGCATTCTGTCCTATCAATCCACAGTTTGTACCTACTTGTTCAAAACCAAATGTAAAAGGTGCACCAACAAACTTCATTGTGTAAAGTGCGTTGTCTGTCCAGACAAGAATATTTTCTTTTGCAACCAACGCTCCGACGATCCTCGTTCCGTCTTGAAGTCTTTGTGAACCAGCTGTATTAGTTGCTTCAATAGTATATTCGTTAATACTTTCATCGGCAGAGAATCTAATAAACATATCGTCTTGAGTTCCTGTGTTTCCAATAGTAACCTCAGTTCCAAAATGTATTAAGTGTCTTGTTGTTGGTGATATTAAAGTTGTTCTAGTTGCAGTGGGATTGTTTGTTGTTTCAAATCCAGATGTAGTTGTTGACGCTCTATTACTTGTTGGACTAGCAACACCAGCGTTCCATGTAAATGTTTTACCATTTAATATTGTAGCTACTAAAACTTCACCGAAAGAATTTAAAGACCAAAGACCAGGTTCAAGTGTAACAGCAGATGCGGTCACCGCTTCTCCAAAACCTGTAAAGTCTGTGGCGTTAGTTACTGTAGAACCGTTTGCGTGTTCTACATCTGCAGTTCCACCTTGTGCTCTTGTTACCCCTGATATTGTATTTGTACTTGTGTTGTTACCAGAGTAAGTCATTAGCTCACTATTGATTAATAAAGTTCCTGTTGCTGGTAATACAGATGAATCTGTCACTACAAATGATGATGCGCCTGCAGCAATTACACCACTGTTGTTAACTGTTGTTGTTCCAACACC